ACAATAACGATTAGAATAATAACCCAAGTAACTGCTCGTTCAAGCATATTCTCGCTGGCACCATTTTCGCCATAAACAAACTTGGCGATGTATTTTATCGGGCCAACTTCTGCTTCCACTTTGCGATTCTCAGCACGGATCGGGGCTGACTCGTCGTTAAGTTGCGAAATGAGTTTCTGTTGGGTTTCAATGTCACGGGCCAACGCACTGCGATCCCGTTGCTGAGATCGGCGTATATTGTTTGCTTTGGTCGCACCTTCTTCTGATGTACTGCGACCCATCGTTTGGTCCACCGCTTCATCCATTTGTTTAAGTTGCTTACGGTCAGCCTCAATGTTTTCTCTTGCCGTACGGATTTTTTCATCATATATTGCTATCTTGCTTTGAACATCACCTGATACCAGATTTTGATCGTTGTGGGCCTTGGACAAATATCCAAAGCATCCAAGTGTTGTAATCATCATTAGAATACAAACAGCCACTATCCCATAGGCCTTCATAGCCATTGGTAATCGTTCCCAATGTGCCTTAAGCCAAGTTGCTTGGACAAGTTTACCGACACCCAGTGAAATACCCATTATTGCTACAGGTATCGGAGAGGCGGAGAAAATAGCCATTAACCCCATTATAGAGTAATATTCAGCTACCATGGATATGGATATTCCAGAAAGGAATAGTAATATAGGAAATATCATTTTTGTTTCTTCTTACAGTTGTCAAAGTGCCATCGTTTCATATTCGCTCTGCCTTCAAATCCACAGTGCGGACAAGTTACTAATGGTAATGTGTGTTTTCCTTTAAGTGCTTGACTTATTGCTTTTTTTCGTTCCTCTGAACAAGGTCCAGTTTTTACACCTTTTCTTGCCTTAGACATTGATGCTCTATGCTCGTCAGATTTTTGAACTCCACGAGTTGCGGCCGAAACCTTTGCCCCATGCCCTTCTGGTTTTGGCTTTCTCAATTTTAACAAATAGTTTGGGTCTTTTGCCTTCTCACTATTTGCTCGTCTATAATTTTCTTTTGCTTCCTCACTACGCCTTTTACCGCGATTCCCTTCAGAGATTTTTTGTCTCCACTCATCTGGCATATCTATCCCAGTAGTCGTGAATTTTCCATCTCCGTTTTGTAGATTATAACTGTTTGGATCATTCTTAGCATCTATTTCGGTTAAAATAGTAGCTTCAAGTTTAATCATATCTTCCGGAATACCTGTATGAAGTATTTCACGAACCCAATCATTCGGTGATGTTTGTATCAATGGTTTAACTATTCTGCTTGAGCAAATGTAACCGTCATTTGGGTGACATCCTTCTTTTGTGCGAACTCCGATATACCATTTAGAACTTGGTATGTGTGTCCATTTGTAAATGTATGCTGTTGTCATACATTTATTTATACGACTTACAAAGAAACGCAAAATTAAATGCTAATATCATAAAATGGTTACCAGATGATTCACTATGATAGCAAAATCATCTGGTAAGATCAAGTAGTTTGGTTATGTTGCCGAAATGTATTGAATCATACCAGTAATAGCACCAGTAGCACCCAAATCTGCCTGTGTCATTTGACGATATGTAATACTACCGCCGCCGCCCGGGATAATGATTTGAGCAAAGATTGGTACACTTGTTGCCGCACTGCTTACTGTACCTTGTGGACTGGTTACATTTGTACTTGATATAGTTTGGGTTGTAATAAAGGCTGTACCAACAGCACCAGTGCTGGTCATTGGTGTTGGTAACCCGGTCATGCCTATACTAAAGTTACCAGTACCGCCAGTGTTAGTAGCACCAGTTAGACTAAAGTAGGCAGTGACCTGTCTACCGTTCTTGATATAGTTACCAACTTGTAGACTGTATGTTTGTGTGCCTTGAGTAGCGAACACAAATGAGGGAGTCCACGTGCCAACAGACTGTGTTGCGATACCGGTTAGTGCCGCACCATTACCTACGAAATAGTTTGCAGAGACATTGCCTGTTGTTGTAATACCTACACCTGGATCAATCGTAGCAACACGAGTGATTGTCGATGTAGTGTTTGCTGTAGCCCAGAACTCGATGCGACTACCTTGTGCCGATGAAGTTTGTGCTTCATTAGTAACTAAATCAACACGAGTGGTAGAGATCGTTGGCCAACCACTGCTTGTGTAAGGAGTCCCACCAAATCGTGTAACAACGCTGTTACCAGTAACTTGTACTGGGTTTGCAATTGTACCATTATATCTACGACCAATATAAGCCGCATATTGAGAAACACCATCAAGATAGATACGAGTGGGGGTGTTGCCATCATCGTAGCCAGTAGCGTGAATTACAACACCTAAGTTTTGTGGAGCGAGCCCAAGTATTCCCTGAAGATTGCCAGTAATATCTAAGCCACCTTGAGCATTAGTGCCAGCAGTTGTTACGAATGTAGCATAACCAGTCTGAACAGTGTTGCCAGTAATAGTTGAGTTACCATTAATAATGATGTTACCATTCTGCGTCAAGACACCATTATTGGTTGTAGCACCGTTGTTAGTAAGAGCTCCATTGATTATACTATTACCGTTAGTAGTAACATTACCATTGCGGATCGAATTGCCATTGAACGTGGTAGTACCGTTTACGGTCAAGTTACCTATAGTGACATTTGGGGCAAGACCGAATGTAACAATACCATTACCCTGCGTGACAATGACATTGTTGTCTGCTGTCTGTGGATCTGGATTCAATGTTGTCCACTGATTGCCAGCAAGACTGGTGCCTACCCACATACCCTGAGCACTCAATGTAAATGGCTGATTGGTATTACCAAAGTCAATGTTGCCACCCAATGGCGGATACACATTCATCGGATTACCAGAATCATTAGCAATAAACACGATTGAGCCGGGCACCGAATTTGCGGGAAGTTTCGCTCCACTGTTTGCCGGAACAGTAGTTGGCTCAACGATTGTAGTATTAATCTGATACGCACCCGCTTGTGTTGTGCCAGTCATTGTCGCGGCAGGTGTAACACTCCACGCCGCTAAGTTCATACCACCAATCAAGAACGGACCATTCACGCTGAGTGTGCCAGTTGTAGTGATATTACCAACACCTACAATATTACCGGCTAGTGTGACATTGCCGTTTTGTATCAGTGGACCATTGTTTGTGGTATAGCCAGAGTTGACAGTATTACCATTGTTAAACAAGTTGCCAGCGATAGTAAGATTACCAACGATAGTTTCTGCACCGTTAAATGCGGTAGTACCATTAACTATCAAGTTGCCATTTGTTGTAACATTACCAGTGTGATATGTTGCACCGATAGTTGTCAATGTGCCATTAGTTGTCACATTGCCGTTAGTGATCAAGTTACCATTGATAATCATTCTATTGGTATTATCAACAGACACCAATGGAGTATTGTCGTAACCGTATGTGCCAGCTACTGTAGAAAATACTTGTAAGTTACCAATAACATTAACATCGCCAGTACCGTTTGAAAGAAGATTCAAATCTTCGTTGGTATTAACAACTTTTAAGTTACCACCTGTAGCAGAGAAGTCACCGAAACTTAATGGTAACCCTGCTGTGTTGATTGTAAGTGTACCGTCTGTGGCAATGTTAGCACCTGGACCTGCTTTAATAGCACCAGCAACTGTTGATGTAGCAATAACAAGATTAACAAAATGTCCACCAACAGTCTGACCATCACTGACTTTTAACTGTCCAGTGGCTTCATCATAAAACATATCGCCAACTTGTCCGACGAATGTGCTTGCTGTAGTTGTTGTTACTCTGGCAGCACGGAACTTACGAATTGACATTGATTAATCCTCAATGTCGTTGTCTGCGGAGCTCATTTGAACAACCACAGGCAAGCCAGCGAGATGCTTCATTGTGCTTAATGGATCTTCTTCACTACCACATTCGCAAGGACTTGCGTTGCATTCTGGACAGACATCTTCTTCACCGTGACTATGACCTTGTAAGATGTTGCCATCATCGTAAGCACTATCAACACCAGCTGCCTTTTTCAACAATTCTAATTTTTGTTGCAATGGACCAACTTGTGGCATTGCATTGACTTCTGTGTTCTCG